CATGCCTTCGGCGCGTTTTTGCTGATCGTAGGGTTGGATTTCTTCGCCGAGCACTTTGATGATGGGGATGTAACGCCCCGGCCATACGCATTCGTCGAGCGGCGTTTCATTGCGCCCGTCGATCTTGCACATCTTCACGCGCTTGTCGTAAACCGTGCGGCGGCGCTCGTCGGGAATCGCTTTCAGCGTCTCGGCATCGATCAACTCCGCATCCATGACCGAGCTGTCGTCGAGCAGCACGATGTCGCGTGGCGAGTATTCGTAATACCAATACTCGACGACGAGCAGCGTTTTCTGCTCTTTCTGGAGCTCGAACCACTCCGGCAGTTCGCGGACCCATTCGCCGAAGTCTTTATCAGACGCGCTGAGGACCTGATTCTTCTGACCGTTCGCGAGGCGCGGGTGATCGGCTTTGTATTGCTCCCACGGCATGAACGTGCGCACAAACGCCCATTCCGCGTCTGAGCCATCGGGTTCTTCATGTGCCGGATCGAGCCCAACTGCACGCTGATCGTAGAACCGGCGAAACACGACTTCCTGATCGAAATGTGCGGGCGTCAACGGCGCATCGGCTGGGGCATCCACGAACTTTGTCATGATGCCGAAGTAGCCACGGCCCGCAATCGTCGCGCGTTCGCCAGACCACGAGATCGCTGCCTGCGATTTGGAGTCGCGTTGAATGCGGCGGATCAGTCCCTCGCGTGTTTCGATTTCATCCTCGTTGATGGTCGGGCCACCCCAGTCATCGGCTGGCACGAGCGATAAGCCGAGATCGGCTTGCAGAATTTCGTTGAGGACATGTCGCACGCGGTCTTTGACTTTATTGACGGTGATGCACGGCCGCGCCGGCACGGCTGGCACCGATGAACTCGAATTACCGGCTGTGCCTTGGCGAATGCGCAGAATCTCGGCGGGCCACTGCTTGTTGTCGTAGAACTCGCAGTCTTCTTCTTCGCGTTTCAGTTGTTTTTGATCGGCTTCGCGCCAGAGTTTGAAACGCGCACGCGCGAGATCGAGATCGACCGCCACGAATTACTTCTGCCCGATATCGGGATACTTCCGATGCACTTTCGCGCGCACTTTGGCTTTTTCGGCGGGCGACCCGAACTGCGAGACGCGCGCCAGCGCATTGCGGGCGTGCGCTTTGTCGTTGACTGGATATTTGCGTTTGCCCGGTTCAGCGAATTCCGAGGACGCAAGCGCGCGACGGCCGAGGCTTGACAGTGTCGCCATGATTACTTCCGCTTCGATTTCGCAACGTGTTCGGGTTTGTTTTTCTCGGAGCCGACCGCGAAGTCGTGCATCTGCTGAAGGCTCATCGATTGGCGGATCTTGCGAGCCATCGGAAATTTTGCTCCGTGCTCCGCGGCCTGCATGAGCCGTTGCTGCGCGCGTGAGACTGCCGACATTAGCTGCGCCTCCAGAAATCCCGATGCCACACGCGACGCGCTTCTAACCGCGCGATGCGATTCTCAAGCGTCAGCGTTTTGAGATCATGCGACTTCTGTAAGCCTTCGATATACACGCCGAGTGAAAGCAGCTTCGCGTCGAGTTCCGCGATCTTGGCATCGCGCGCTGACATGCTCGTCGTCATCGCATCGATGGCTTGCGAGCCGAACGCGCGGCGGATTTCTCGACGTTGAAACTTGACAGCGGATTCACTCATGGACGCTTCGCGGCTTCGCGCGCTCGCTGCGCTTTGAACGCATCGACTTTGGCTTGGATATCGGGCGGGAGTGGCGGGATCACTTGCGGCCGTGCGCTCGTGAGGGTCTGATGCACGAAGGCGCGCACATCGTCGCCGCCGCTGCGGTGGTCCTGAATCGCTTGTAGCACTTCGTCGGTCTGTTCGGAGCTGCGCAGATGGCGACGGAGTTTCAACACGCGCGTTTCGGTCACCGGCCGGCGCAACAGACGTTCCGCGAGTTCATCGGCGGATAACGGCATGGGGATTGCGCGAAAGTCTACCACGTTTTCAGGAGGCTAACCACCCATCGGCCCGTGTCAAGGCTGATTCGCGGAAGGCTCGCGCACGCCTCGCATTCGCAGCCTTGCGCTTCGCCGCTTCGTCGTCTGTGGGGCGGCTCGCGCCGAAATTCAGCTCCAGCGTTTCCGCGCAGCGCATCCCATGCTCGAACCAGTCATCGGCTTTGGGTTGCTTGACTTCAAGTGAATTCACCGACACGAAATGGTCATCCCACACGTACCCGGATTCGAACGCTTCCGTGAGGAATTGGCACGGCACGATGCCTTCCTTGGAGACGCGGAGCCAGCGCTGATCGGATTCGTGAATGCCGAACAGTTCATCGCCCGTCGCGCCGCGCTGCCGCATGTAACTCGCGATGCGTTCGATCATCGCCAACACGATATCCGGCTCGTTGCCGTTGTCGCGGAACTGCGGCATGAAGCCGGCTTCGCGGAGCAGCGTCACGGCGGTGTAGCGCTCGCGTTTCAGTTCGGTCGTTTTCGAACTCGCTACGCAACACGTCGCGATCGGGCGCGTGGAAAACCAGTCGGCGCGTTGTTGCTTCACGATATCCAGAAAATGTTGGAGCGAGACGCGCTGCCCGAGCACGCCGCCATGAAACCACAAGCCGCCGAAATACGGCCGCTCGGCGACGACCCACGCGAAATTGTGTTTCCACACATCGAACGCTTCAAATAGTTTCGAGTTGCCGAGCAGCGTCAGATCGCGGACATGCGTTTTCCGGCGCAACAATTTGCTGTAGACGGGATCGCCCTCGACGTTCACGCCGCGCTGGCCGAGAATCACCGTCTTGTGTTTCGCATGTTCGGGCGGATACGCAGCCTCGAGGCCCGCGATCATGTCATCGGCAAGATTGTGCGCGTTATCGTAAATGGACACGCTGTAGTAGCGGCGATGCGGAATCTTGTTGCTCTCGGGAAATTGTTCCGCTAGCCAATCATCGTGATTGAGCGGATTCGACACGAAGATGATTTGGATGGGGAAACCTTTTTGGCTTGGACGGCCGCGGAGCTCCAGTGCAATATCCGCCGGCATCTCCTGCGCTTCATCGACCATGATGCCTGCGACACCTTTCGCGCCGCCGAGCCCGCGCAGCTTCGCGTAGCGTGACAAGGCGGCGACGGTTTGCAGGCCATACATGATCAACCGCGAGCCGTTCGCAAACTCAAACGCTTTTTCGCTCGCATTCCACTGCGGCAGATCGTTGGGATCGAATTCGTAGCAGATGGAATCAATCGCGGGTTTCAGCTTCGTCTGAATGTCTACGTCGGCGTAGCGGCAGATGAACCACTGAATGCCGGGATTGTCTTTCAGCGACTTGCGCACTTTCCAGATCGCGGCTGTCGTTTTGCCGGAGCGAAAACCGCCTTCAAGACTGATCTCCCTCGTGGAATCGTCGATGAATCTCGCGACGGTGCCAGAGAACGTCAGCGCCATCAGAACTTCCAGAAGGCGATCGTGGCGCTCGGCCGTGACTGCGCGGCGATCCGCAAATCCTCGAGATGCCGGCGTTCGTCCTCGCGGGATTTTGCGGCTGCCATAAAACCATCGCGTGAATCTGGTGCCGCATGAGCCGCCCACCAGGATCGCGCTTTCGATTTCTCGGTGACGCGCAGTTTCACACGCGAGCGATCCGATGCGGGCGCGTGACGATAGAGTTTGTTCCAACCTTCAGCGGTTTTTTGCATCATTCGAAACTCAGAATGCGGCGCGCATCGGCGATGTCGATGTCTGCGCGAAATCCATCGCGCCTTCGATCGCGCGCTTCTGCCCAATCAGCACCGTCCCATACACGCACGCTCTCGCAGCCCCACCACTGTTGCAAGATTCGTTCGGCCAAAAAACGCAGCACATCAGAGCGATTCATTCACGTTCCCCCAACATGCGCGCAGTAGCCGCGAGTTCTGATTCGACACGTTCGCGCGTCATACCGAGCGCCGTGCGTTTCAACTTCTGCATCGGCTTCGTGGTGGACTGCGGACGAATGCGCGGCGGCAGATCAGGCGGCGCCACACCGATGCACGATTGACAGCGCACCAGTTCACGTTTCACGTTCTCGAGCTTGATGTAGATCGCGGGTTCATCTTGCGGAATCGTGGTTAAACAATTCCCGCACAAGGTATCGGCGGGAACACGGCGCCATTCTCTCATGCTGATGTTCTCCGATTTTCTTCAATGATACGCGCGATGCAGTCTCGGTCACGATGACAGGGTGGATCGTGCGGACAGTGGTGACGCGCGCGTGCGGTGTCCGGCATTGCCGCCAGGCGGTCGGCTGCGGCTGATTCGCGTTGCCCACCGTTGCCAGCGGAGTAGCGATCGTTGAGCCAATTCGCTTTCGTTTTCAAAATCGACAATCCGCGATCACTCTCGCGGATGAATTTATCGGCGCAATCATCCGACAGCATTAGGCGCGCGAGCGATTGTAGGTGCTCAAACGGGTAATGCGCCAGCAGCCGGCGCACGATCGGTTCATCATGTTTTCGATGGACGAGGTAATCCGCGCCATTCCGTTCGGTCTTGTATTCCTGAAGGAACCAACCGATGAAGGCTGGCGCCAGGTCTTTCTCGTGTCCGTTTCCGTTGCCATTTCCTGATTCTGACTGCACAGAG